CAGAAAACGTTTCCAATAGCTTATCTGCTACGTGTTCACTATGAGACTCCGTCAGCTGTTCTTTAATATCTATTTCCCATATTCTACCGTTTTGAAATTCTAACCTAATTGTGTCAAGATAGGCCACAGGCATTGTATTCATGTACAGCCCTTCGAACACCTCGGGCCAAATCTTGACAAGATGAGTAGGTGGTTTAAAAAGAGGTTTAGGCATCTGTTGGGGTAATTGATTTCTTTTTAGGCGGATCAATACTATCTGCCTCTTTACGCATCCTAGCTGCTTCTTTGTACATTGCATCAGCCTGACTTCTATAATTTTTTGCAAGATCTTGATCTGTTAAAACACCAACATTCCCCGCCGCCGGTGTTGTTACGGGAGCTGAAACACTTGCACTTCCTTGATTGGCTGCGGGTTCGAATCCTACAGGACCGCCCTTTACAAAATTGCATAGCTCGTCTATTGTGCAATTCCGTTGTTCGGCAATCAAGGTATTTAACTGTGATAACTCTATTTCTGATTGTGGTCCAGGAGTCATGATAATATTATCAGTAGGCATCTTAATCAATCTATTATCGGACTGCAATGCTCGAAGCATTGGTCTACCGTCTGGAAAATATCTTACAAACATAATTTCAGCAAATTCAAAAACATCCTGCGCCTGATCAGTCTCGACAAGTTCCATAATAGCGTTATGATAAGAATCCGGAAGAGTAGCAGTTGGAAGAACCAAAGACATATTTGATTCTCCTGGCAGGGTTCTAAAAACTACAAGACATTTTGATCCTGTATTTTTTATCTTCCCAATGTGTTTATATGTTTTCATATTATTCCTTTTTAGCGACAGTGTCTAAGAATGAGGTCAACTTGTTGTAAAGTTTTCCAACAGCTTCAAGTTCATTGGCTCTAAAAGCGCCACGCTGTGTAGCAACGTCAATGATACTTTTTAATGCAGCTAGATCATTTAGATTGAGTTCTGCAGTTGCTTGCCCTGGTGTCGAAGCGGTTTCTGGTTGTGTTACGGTTTCTTGAGTCTGAGCAGCGATAGGCTCTTGAGTTTGGTCTGTCATTAATTTCTCCTTATATGTGTGCATCCAAGCATAAAAAATGTTAGTTCTTTGTGGTCTTCAAATCCAATGACAGTATAGGACCGTAATTTATCATTACTGTCATAACCCGGCATTTTAATAATACAAAATCTTCCTTTTAATCGATGAAATATCCATTGTTTAATGTTGTTCTCATCAATCAAAAAATCCCAACCCTCGACTTGCATCTTTGCAAAATGCGGAGGCAGTGTATTGACTTCTCTTTGTCCTAAAATATCAAGAGGATTTAAATTTAACATCGCAAATATTTATAATGTAATGACAACGGCATCTTCATTCTTGGCTTAATTGTTTAGCCATAGCTTTTGATGAAGTCATCTTTTGTACATCGCCTGAAAAAAGATAAAGTTCAAATGCAGCTTTTTCTGTTAACACTGTGATTGATTTTTTCTCAAGATGATACGGACACTGTAAGAATTGATCTAGCCAAATTAATATCTGCGGACCAATCACTAGATCTTTTGGCAGATCAACTTTGTATGTTTTAATTTGGGAGTTTGCTTGAATGTATTCTAAACACTCTGTGGTTATTCTTAGACCGCCTACGTCCTTGCAACGTGTACTAGTCCACCATTTGTTTCTTAGATTTTTAATTGTGGTATTATCACAGAATTGATTTGCTGCCTGTACAAATACCTTGGTATAGGTATCTTTGATATTCATAGCTTATAGTTTTTCGCCCGAAGTCAGTTTGTACACACTAAAATCTGTAGTTTTAAAAATTCTATTCAATTTCTTTGCTAGATTATGTGCATGTCCAGGATTACTAAATGAAACTTTTTTATATTTTGGACCAGGATAACTAGCCACTAGACTGCCACTTTTTAAATTAAAAGGGCTGTCTTTGTAAAATACTGCCCAAATGGCTTCACTGTCTAAGATCTGTTCTATCTTGTACGTGTCTTTGTTGGCATATTCTAACAGTATTTTAGGTTTTGGTCTACTCATTATATATCACGTGTCCTTAAATAAAGCACGTATATATTTATCAAGAACCGAAACCGCCCCCGTCAAACTTAACATCTATTTTAGTTGTAGAATCTCTTATTTCAACCAATAGTTGATGTATTTCTTGAACTGTTTTTCCTAATCTAGCAGTCATTGAAGCAAGTTCTGTAGTCAGATCTCTTGCTTCTTGTATTGTAATGCGTATCTCTTTTTGCTGGCTTTTTTCAGCAGCCGCAGTTCGTTGTATGAATTTTTCTACGCTGGGCAAAGTTGTTGACATATTATTTAGAGACATTGGCCAATACCTGTTTCATTTCAATTTCACTTTTGAACGGGCCTTGATATTGATATCTCTGCAGGGTAATTAGTTTTGGACAAAAACTTTTGACCCAACCTTTGTCAAATTTAATCACATAGTATCCTGCACAGTATAAACTTTTAGAATCGCTGCTTTTTGTAAACAGGGGAAGTTTTCTTTTTATATCATACATGGCATTATGCGGCGCCGCACTAGTACTGAACCCGTGAATTTCATTTGGTTCGGCATTTGTTGACTCTTGTACAATTTTAGCAACAAAAAAATCTTTCCCAAATTGATCAGTCAAACCTTTTTTGTTGTTGTAGATTTTTATTCCAGATTCGTTACTGAGAACAAATCTATTTTCTTCGTCTCTACGCAGAGTGGCAAATTTTGTACCGTTTTGTTCTACAATCCAAAATTTATTTTCTATAACAGGTTTAGCATGTGTTTCAGTCATTGTATTCTCCCAACAATTATCAGTTTTTGTTTGGCACGTATCTTCATACGGACAAAGTTTTAATTTCATTTGAATACCTCGCATTTAGAGGTTCGGCATAGGCCTGTGCCTGATCCGCAATCTTTTTAAGATCATACAGATTACAAAATTTCATTAATCTAATTCCAACTTGACCAACATCCTTATTGGATAAAGTTGCAGTGGAAATAGTATTTGTAATTATTTCTTTGATATCTTCTGGTTGATGAGAAAGATCAATCAATCGACGATTGCGTTCGTAATCTTCTAGCACACGATGTTCTTCGCCGTTATGGTCGGTCCACCTCTGTAGCATGAGATTGTTCCACGCATATCCTTTGCTGTTACGATCTTCGAACGCTTCACTAAGACCCACTTTTTTGCTTGTGCCTTTAGTACGCACACCTGGATACGCTGAGAAGACATTATCACTGGTATCACCACGCATACATTTTTCGAATAACAACCATTCTGGATCTGGGATCGCTTTTGGCTCTTGTGTTTTCTTGTCGATAACTCTTTTACCTTTTGCATCAAAGATACCTTCGTGTGTAATTGTAGTTTCCATAACACCGTTGTACTGTTTCACATTCGGTGCAATTAATTGTACAAAATCAGTGTCTGTGCTGATAACCACGTGGTTATCATTGGGATGTGTTTGAATCCAGCCAGCAATTAAATCATCAGCTTCTAATTGTGGATGTTGTAGAACCGTACAGTTAGTTTTGTCTTTGATAAAATCTTTAAAGGTATCAAATGCTTCCCAGAATACTTTTTCTTCTTCTGCTTCACGTTCTGTATGTGCCGCTCTAGCTTCAGCACGTTGGGCTTTGTAGGGTTTATAAAAATCTTTACGCCAGCTACGCCCCTCTAAGCAGAAAATAACGTGACTGCCTTGAAAATCTTGCCAGGCTTTTTTTACACTATTTAAAGTGATGTGAAAAGCCATACCTAATTTGATATCAGCGTCTCCGTTAATAACGTGACGAGCACGAAAGAATGTGTTTGCAGTATCAACTAAAATATATGTCATAGATTCTTTTTACGAATTTCATTAATATCAATAACGCCTGTGTTTACAGGGCCTCCAAGATCTCCGTCAACTACTACATTGGAACATAGTTCACGGAACCAGCGATCTACAATTTCTTCTTCTTTATCACCGTCGAAACCATATCCCTCTTGCTTTAATTTTAACACAAAAAGGTCGTTCCAGTCAAGCTCAAAAAAGCCGTTGCGTACATTTTCTTTGTTGACATGAGTGTTAAGAACACCTACCCAGGGTTCTTTTAATTTGGTTGCACGATCTTTTGGACTTAGTTTGGCAGTTTCTTCTGCTTCTTTAGCCCGTTCTGCAGCCTCAACTGCATCTTTAGCAATCTTAGTTGAATCTTCAGCCAGTTTAACTGCGGCAGCAGTTTCGGCTTTAATTTTATCAATGCCAAACAATTTTTCTACAAAGCGTTTCATTAGGTTCCCCACTCATTCTTAAACAACGGCACTTGCAGTCTATCACTGTAGCGCAATCCATTCTTCATTGCTAGATCCGCTACACGACGATTGTTTAATGCATAGACACTTTCTACACCACCTACAGGCATTAGATAAACGTGACCTGTAAATCCTGCCTTACGATATGCAGCAATGGCGCATTCTGCATCATTGAAGTCTTGTTCAGTAGCAATAACAAATTTTAAATATGCTGTACCGTACTCTTCGTATTCACAAACAATCTCAGGGCATATTGCTTCATCCCACTTCTCGCCACTGCAAGGAAGTTTAGCACTTACACTAAATGTAATCTCACGCCAAAAGTCTTTATTGTGATGTGATTTCCAAGTATGCAAATACAAGGCAAATTCTGGAGTTAACTTTTGAGTACCGTTTGTTTCGAACGTAATCTCTTTTAAGTTAGACATCTTAGGATGGTCTAACAAGTCTGGATAAGCACGTTGCCAACCTAGTAAAGGTTCACCACCTGTAATAACAAGATGTTCGTCCTTCCATTCGCCATGTGGAATAATCTCTGCAATGCGATCTGCGATTGCTTCACTTGTCAGCATTGGCGACAACTCTTTAAACTCGGGCATCCAACTTGCATAGCTGTCACACCCTGTACTTACTAAAGGGAGCTCTTCATACTTTTGAAAAGGTGTAACCAATGAATGTGTGGCTGCGATACCAGCAGCCTCCATACTCAATTCACCACGTGGCATACCAAACCCTGCACACTTAAAGTTACATCCAAATGTACGTAAGAACACAGAAGGAACACCCATATAGCGTCCTTCACCTTGTATGCTGTAAAACAGCTCTGCGATTTTAATTTTACTCATAGTTTATTATACAC